GCAGATGAGTTGTTCATCTTCGACGCAAACCGTACTGAAATCAGACCTCTTGCAGATCGAGGATTCTTCCACGAATACCTTGGCAAGAAAGGTGATTACTACGAAGGTCAAGTCGTCGGTGAATACACACTTCAATTCCTACAAGAAAAAGCACACGCGCGAATCAAAGGATTAGCGTAATCAACGGCCCGCAATTTGCGGGCCTATTTATTTTGACAGAGGTGTTGTGAAATAATGGCGGAATTCAAAGCGAAATATCCCGAACTCGGGTTTTACGTGGGCGACGTATTTAAGTCGTTCAAAAACGGTGTATTTAAAACAGAAGAACCGGACGAAATCAAAATTCTGTCCGAACTGGTAGACGTAACTCGGATCGATAAACCAACGGAGGAAGACGCGCCTAAGCCGGCAGCGAAGAAACAAACGCGTAAATCCTCCGCAAAATAACAGGAGGTGGCGATATGGCATTAAGCGTTGAAGGTGCTGACGAATATATCAACAGCATTACGATCGATAACGAGGATTGGAACGATTCTCCAAACGACAGGAAGCAGCGGATTTTAAACGTGGCTCATGACGTTCTCGTCCGTAAATTTCCCGACTATAAAATACCGGACGACGCAGTATACGAATTTGCGAACGTGCTTGCGATTGCTTACAACGATACGAACCGTCTGAATAAGCAAGGAATTGCGTCGTTCTCTCTGACCGGAGTGGCGTCGTTTAACTTTAAAGATACGATGAAAGTCGATGATGAATCGTTAATTCCGAAAAAGACACTCGATCTAATCGGAGAAGAAAACGGTGTGAAGCTCGGTGGACGGCGTATTCAGTGGACGGTGTTGTAGATGGCTATCGTTCCTATGCGGCAGACAATAACGGTGGAGCGGGACGGTTCGGGAGAGCTTGATTCGTGGGGAAATCCCATAAAAATCGAACCGTTCGCAATTAAGTGCCGGGTCGACGAGGGTTCCCGGATCAGTTTATCGCGGTCATCTGGCGTCATTAAAAGCGAAGAGTCCGTCGCCACTGCGAGAATTCTAGTCGATAAACTGGCGGATATTCGGTACTCAGATACGATCTTATTTACGAATGAACTCGGGGAGACGATTGCGAGAAAGCCGAAAGAGATCAACGTAAGAAGACACGTATCTGGAAAGCCGATACTGACGGAGGTGATCGTTTGAGCTTTGATTTTGACGCAAGCGATTTCCTTAATCGACTAAACCGAACGGAGCACGGCGCAGAGCAGGCGGCAGTTCGAGCGATGGAGGACAATATCGATGATCTCGCTCGTATCACCCAAAATATCGCACCAATCGATAAGGCGACGCTCCGTAGAGGGATGCAGAAGAAGGTAAAGTTAACGCGAGATCGGTTGATCGGCGAAGTATCCTTCCGTGCGGTAGAAAACGGATTTAACTACGCAATATGGACGCATGAGGCCGATTACAATCTCGGTCTTACATCCGCACAAGCTGGCGGAACGGACGGATATACGGTCGGTAACAAGTACCTTGAGCGACCGTTAAAAGGAGAGGCCGAAAAGTATATACGGAACGTCGCAGAGGCCGTAAGAGAGGAGTTGAGGTAAACGTTGAAGATACTCGAATTAATATCGTTCATTAAATCGCGGGTTCCTGGCGTTTACTTTCCGAACAGATTCCCTCGCGAAGCACCTGACGAATGTATTTCCGTAAAGCTGACCGGCGGTTTTCCTACGTCACAGTGGACCGGGAAAAAGCAGCCATCATTTCAGATACTTGTAAGAGGGCGCGCAGCGGGCGAACAGGAATGCGAAGATAAAGCTTACGATCTTTTTAATGCGCTCACCAATTTGAAAGAGGTAATGATCGGCGAGAATTCAGTTGTTATTATTCGCGCTACTACCTCAGTCCCGTTGTTTATTGGATACGACGACAATAATCGTCCTCAATACTCTTTGAATTTTGATTGTGTAATACGCCCCTAATCAGGGGCTTTTTATTTTGGATATAAGGGGGAAATTACATGGCGGCAGGAATTAGAGGTATTAACGTACCGATCGGCCCAGCAATTGTTGAGTATGGCGAAGGCGCCGATATGGTTACCTACGACATCACTAAGGGCGGAATTCAGTTTAAGGTTCAAACATCAAAGCAAGACACCACGGTCGATCAATACGGAGACACAATCGTTAAGTCTACGATGAAGGGGAGGACCGCAGAAGTCACGATCCCTTTCGCTCTACACGACCTCGATAGACTTGCGGTAGCCATTCCGAACAGTCGGCTGGTGACCGATGGTACCGATTCGACAAAGAAAAAGCTAGTCGTTAGTGGTAAGGCGGGATTCGACATGCTCGCAGCCGCAAAGAAACTCGTTATCAAACCAACTGCACCTTCGACAACGCCGAACGATTATATCACAATTCCGTTAGCAGGCGCAGTAGCTGATCCGGAGTACACTTACGATTCAGACAACGAACGGATTGCGAATCTGACCTTTGTCGCATATCCGGACACGGACAACGATGGCGACTTATTCATCATGGGAGACGAGTCCGCAGCAGAATAACCGAGAGACATCGCTTAACCGCGGTGTCTTTTTTTATTTGAGAGAAAGGAGATGTTTTATGAAACTGTTCACCAAAAAAGATCCTGAGCAACTTTATTTCGGTGAGTATCCGGTTGAGATTCCGAAGCTCACACCGAAGAAGTGGAAGCAGCTATTCGGGGCTGTCGATAAGCTGCCTGGAATTATCGTTCAAGTTCTTAGTGCGCCGCCGGAAGACTTTTACTCGTACGTGGTCACCGGGCTCGAAGTAGGACTCGATGAGATCGTTGGAATTGTCGCTGCTTTAAGCGATGTCGACGCTGATTACATTTCCGAAAACGTCGGGGCTGACGAGATGTTCGAGTACCTCGCCTTAACGGTTAAGAAAAATCGGTTGTCTTCGATGGCAAAAAACGTGAAAAGCCTTCTTCCGAACCTCGGCAAGTAGGCGAAGAAGAGGGCGTTTCATATACGATCGATGACTACTTAATAGATGCGGCTATTATTCTCGGAGTCACTCAGCGCGAGATTGAAAACGATTATTACATGGTTGATATTCCGAAGCTTATTCGCGCTAAGGCAAAGCAAAACGCAATTAGACGTCTTGAAGAAGTCCGTATCACCCTCGCTACGAATAACCGATCAAGTGAGGACGAGGATTTCAAGTCGCTAATGAACGGGCTTACGAGAACAGCAGGAATCGAAAACGCTAATCACTTCGATAGAGAAAAATTCGAACAATTACGCATGATGCAAGCAGCTTTTCGGAAAGGAGGTAACTAGATGGCCGGAGCAACAGTCGGAGAAATACGCGCCCGTTTGATTCTCGACATGTCCGATTGGTCGCGCAGATCACAGCAGGCTCGGAACGACATGACACAAATGGGGCGATCGTCCGAAAATCTTTCGAAACAGATGGGTCTCGTACAAAAGGCGTCGCTGGCCGTCGGTGGTGCAGTGGTCGCCGGCATCGGAGCATCCGTTAAGACTGCGGCAGACTTCGAAGCGGCCATGTCAAACGTTAAGGCAATCAGTGGCGCGACCGGTCAGGAATTCGAAGAATTAAAGAACATCGCGTCTAAGATGGGCGCTGAAACGAAATTTACAGCGGTAGAGGCAGCGGAGGGCCTTCAATACCTCGCGATGGCTTAACATAGCGGGTCATCTAAAATCAGGTGAATTCGGAGAACACTACGGCGAGGCCACTAATTCAAGTTAGGGGCTGGTTATTATAAATTTAGTAGAATGCAAGTGTAATGGTTGTGGCAAATCTTTTACTAGGAAAAAATCTGAGGTCAAGTCGAAGACAGTCTACTGTAGCAGGGATTGTTATCTTTCAAATATTAATAAACGCGCAAGGAAGCGGGTGCCGAAGAAACGGTACTCGTGTTTTTGTTGTGGGAAAGATTTTTATAATTGGGAGAGTCAGATGGTTGGGAAAACCCATTACTACTGCTCTCGTCCCTGCGCTAATAAACACCAAGCTCTTTTGAGAACTGGGAGTGGTCACCCAAGATGGAACCCCTCTCTATCAGAAGAAGATCGACTTGTGAACAGGAAATACCCTGAGTATTTAAAATGGAGAGCGGATGTATATGAGAGAGATTCGTATACCTGCCAATGTTGCGGCGATAGCAAAGGTGGTAACCTTGTTGCTCATCACGTTCTAAATTACTCAGAGCATCCTGACCTCCAAACAGATTTAAATAATGGTATAACGCTTTGTAATGTCTGCCACAAAGCTTTTCATGACAAGTATGGGTACACGAAAAACAACGGTACTCAACTTGTCGAATTTATAGACCTCGCTAAGTCAACTCCGAGCCAAGTGTCGTAGGGATACGATAAAGGTGTAGAGACTAGGGGAAGTAGGCTAGAACAGTCGAAACCCCCACGAGCGCCTGACACGTAATTTACGTGAAGATATAGTCCGATACTCCGTGGAAACACGGAGAGGTAGTTTAAACGGCTACCATAACATTTGGGTTTTAGTGTAAAGGAACAAGTCGGATCTCTACCGGCCGTCCTAAACTTAGCGTCTGCGTCTAACGAAAGCCTCGGACGATCTGCCGATATCGTTTCGAACATCATGACAGGTTTCGGAATCAAAGCGGAAGAGTCTGGGCGCGCGGTCGATGTGCTTGTTAAAACGATGACGACGGCGAATACGGATCTCGGACAATTAGCGGATGCCATGAAATATGTAGCCCCGGTTGCGAACGGATTGGGATATTCGATGGAAGACACGGCCGCAGCTGTCGCGAAAATGTCAGACGCCGGTATTCAGGGATCGATGGCGGGTACGGCGCTGAGGGCGACGCTATTGCATTTGTCAAATCCGGTAGGGCAGACGGCAAAAGCGGTCAAAAAGTACAATCTCGAATTGGAAGACGCCAACGGAAACCTCAAGTCGCTGCCGGAATTGATCGGATACATTTCGAAGAATCTCGAGGGGATGTCAGACGCGCAGAAAACGGCAACAGCCGCACAGCTTGTTGGAACGGAAGCGGCCTCAGGATTCGTAACGTTGCTTGGTGTTGGCGAAAAAGGATTGCGCGATTATTCTAACGCACTAAAGAACGCTGGCGGGACGGCTGATCGCGTAGCTAAAACGCAAATGGATAACCTGAAAGGCTCCTTCGAAAAGTTCAAAAGTGCGTTAGACGGCCTCGGCATCAAGATCGGTAACGAGTTTTTGCCTACTTTCCGAAAAATTGTAGACGAGGGAACGAAAATACTCGATTTCCTTAATAAGCTGAATCCGGGGATCATTACGACCGGCTTAGAAATGGCCGGAACTGCGGCGGCAATTGCGCTCGTAGCTGCCTCAGCCGTTAAACTTGGAGTTGCGTTAAAAGGACTTTTCGTATCGATGGGGCCTGCCGGTTGGGTCATTGCTGGGCTATCGATTCTTGGCGGCTTGTTGGTCGGCGTTGTAGAGGGTTACGATGCGATGAATACGGTCAGCTTAGAGGCAGCGGAAACCAAGCAAAAAGAGATCGAATCGATTGATAGTCTAGCAGTAGAATTCGATAAACTTAAAAACAAGACGAAATTAACTGCGGATGAGTTTGCGCGGTACCTGGACATAAATGATCAATTAAAGACTGAAACGGACCCAGATGTTATTAGGAGGCTTAAAGATGAACAAGCGGACCTAAAGAAAAATTCCGGGTTGACAAATAACGAATTCGATCGCTTTTTAAAGCTGAACGATGAAGTGATTAAAAAATCACCGGATACCGAGGCGGCAATCAGCTCTCAAGGAAACGCGGTCGCTAAGAACACAAATGCGCTTAAAGCATTGAACGCGGAGAAAGCCGAAGAACTTCGATTAGAGCTTGAGAAACAGAAAAACCTCGCAGAGAAAAACTACGATAAGAACTTAGAGAAGCAGAAAAACATTCAAAAAGAGATCAATAGCCTCGCGAAAGAACGGCAGAAAATTGAGGCTGATGTCAAAGCCCAGATGGACATCATAGAGTCTACAGAAAAGAAAATTGCCCAAGCTAAGTTAGATGGGAACCAGAAAGAAGCAGAGTCTCAAGAAACCGTGCTTGGTGTTCAAAAAGGGACTTTAGCAACCCTCCGTGGGCAGTTAGATACGATTTACGGGAAAATCAGTGCGAAGAATACTGAATTGAATAAGGTTAACGAAGAGCTTGGAAAGCTGGACACCATCAAACAAAAGATGGTCGATCTCGAACTCCGTCAGGTCGGTTTGAACGCGAAAAAAGGAGAAGGCGTCAACGTTCTCAAGAAAGAAATCGCTAATCTGAAAGATGCGAAAGCCAATCTCGAAAACAACACTACGGCTGCGGACAAAAAGACGAAGGAGTATCGTGATGCCGTTAAAGCAATCGATAAAGAAATCGCGCAGCTTCAGGCGGCAAAGTCGAAGGTTCAGGAGATTACAAACGAAGCCGAAAATATGAACGCAAAGCTGGCGCGAAGAATTAACAAAAAGATCCACGTCACCTACAGCATGGACGGATCGGAAATCGAAGAGAGTGCGGAGACATTCAAGAAGACACACGGTAAAGGCGGAAAGGAAGTACCTTACCACGTCGGCGGCATCGTCGGCCGCGGACAGATCAACCAGCTCCACACCGGAGGCCTTGCGTCTAAGTTCGAAAACGCTCCGATGAGCCACGAGGTAGACATCCGTGCACTACGGAATGAAATGGTTCTGACGGAAGCACAGCAGGCGAATTTAATGCGGATGATTGACGCAGGGCATACGGCAGCAGTCGGAAGCCAGGTCGGAGCCTCACCGGAAGTATTGGCGGCTCTAACGTCTATCGAAAGGGCTATCCGCAACAGTGACGGCCAGGTGATCGTGATGAATGACGAGGTTGTCGGACGCTTGGTGGAGCCGTATGTAAGCAGGCAACAGGCCGAAGAAATAGGCGTCTTGAGTGCGTTTAATACTTAATGGACGGGAGGTGGTTGCGTGGAAAAAATCCCGATAACAGACAGCAATTTTAAGATCGTTTACGATAACGGGTCCACCGTCGATATGGCGAGGGACCTTTCTGTTTTAGTTCGAAGCTTTGTTCCGGGTGCGCCGTCTCCTAACATCTATTATGAAAAAATCGAAGGGACAAACGGCAGCATCAGGACGGGAAAAGATTTCGGAATACGGTCGATCAAAGCAGAATGCCGCCTGTTTGCCGAAGACACGGACGATTTCTTCTTGCTGCGGAACAAAATCGTAGCGGCACTTTACAAGCAGACGCAATTCTACGTCATTGTAGAATCGGAGCCATATAAGCGGTGGAAAGTCGAAGTAAGCTCGTCTTTTGACGTTGACCGTATCGGAACAACCGGAGACTTTAATATTCAGTTTGACTGCGCGGACGGATTCGCGGAATCTCTCGGTACGACACTTGATCCGTTTACGTTTGACGCGGATAGGTGGCTTTTGGGAGAAGGACTCACCGATACCGTCCCGTCATATACACACAAGACTGCGTTGTTCTCAATCTATAACGCAGGAGATATCCCGATAGATCCGATCGAGATGCCGCTGATCATAGCGTATAAAGGCGGATCTTCCAATCTAGCTATTACGAATCAGACAACGGGGGATGTGTGGAAATACAGTGGGACGACGTCATCGGGAGATACAATCGTCCTCAATCGAGTCAGAGCTACTAAAAACAATATTAGTATATTCGGGAACACGAATCGGAAATTAATAACACTTGCTCCGGGGTGGAATCACTTCAAGTTGAGCGGGACGTCCGGGAGCTTCGAAGTGTCTTTTAATTTCCGTTTTTACTACGCATCGTGAGGTGGTGTTTTTGAAAGAGTTATCTGTCCGTAGCATTCTCGGGCAAGAGGAAGCGCTCACTAAGTATGACGTGACAAGAAAGTGCGGTCTAAACAGTGAAAAGTACATCGATGTTACGGTCGTCAAGCATGAGACAAACGAACATTCATTTCCTTTGGTTCAGCCGGAGAATTATTTGATCTACGAAGGAGAAGAGTACGTCATCCGCCCGATCAACGCTTCTGTTCGGGCTGTGAAAGTGAAGGGCATCCATCGCATGTTTATCGATCTTGCTGACGTCTATATTTACGAAGTCGAGGAGAAAGAAAAGGAATATACGATCGAAGAAGCTCTAAATATCGCACTGAAAGGGACCGGATACAATTACAAAGTTGATAAGACCGGGTTGCCTTCTACAATCAAAGTTTCGAATTTTGGCGACAACTTTTCGCTTGATCTTTTGAAGACTGTCGCCTCAGAGTTTGGCGCGGAGTTTGATTGCGCCGGCAGAACGATTTATATCGCTAAGCAGATTGCGAGATACACCGATCATCAGATACGGCATAGACTCAACGCTGCCAATCCGTCGAAAGAGATCGATACAAGCCAACTCAAAACGTTTATCAAAGGATTCGGTAAAAAAGACGAAAAAACTGGAACTTACGCGGTCACAGCGGAATATACGAGTCCGCTAGCGAGCATTTACGGGATTCGCCACGCTGCGCCGGTTCGCGACGATAAATATACGGAAAAGAACAAGGATCAGTTGATTGCGCAAATGAAGAAAGAACTTCATGACCAGATCGATATTTCAATTACGCTAACATATGTCGAGCTTTCTGAACTCGGTGTTCAAGATATACGGCTAGGAGATTACGTCTGGTGCATCCTAGATCCGTTAGATATTGACGTACAGATACGCGTCGTAGAAGTCGAGGATTATTCTGATCCGTTAAAATCTCCGAAATTCACATTCGGAAGCATTGTCCAGAAGGCTCCGAGTATAGTCGCGTCCTTTAAAAAGACGCAGAAGACGCTTTCTAAAATTGTCGATCCTCAGACCGGTAAGATACGAGAGGGATCAATCAAAATTGGCAGCGGCACCTCATTCGATCCTGGGTACGATCCGACGCTGATAAACATTCCGCAGTACGGCCTAGCTTCGGCAAGTGCTGACGGCTTGATGAGTTCGTCTGATTTCGTAAAGTTGGCGAACATTCTCGTTGGGCCGGACGGTCAGGTAGTGGTGGATCTTGCGACGGAAAACAACGACGGGTTAATGAGCGCGGCTGATTTTACGAAATTGAAGCGGATTATTATGCCGACGGCCGGGGATGTCGATATGCAGTCGATATTGGATCGTTTAGCAGCGCTTGAAGCGAAAGTAGGAGAATAATAAAGGAGGTATCGTATGAGTAAATACCGGAAAGCCGGAAACGTATGGGATCGTATATTTCGAAACAATTATAACCAGAACTTGGACGACATAGATTCGGACATAAAAGCCAATCGATCGTACATCGATGCGCATAAAGTTGCCAAAACCGCCCACACGTCGAAGCAAATCGAACACGGCGGTTTTACTGTTTCTGATAGACTCGATAACCTATGGGCGAGATTTACGAATTTAGTTTTAAATCACGATGGAACAGACGTGAAAGAGGTCGTCGATGCTCGCGTAGATACGGACGCGGTTGTTCACCCAACGCTTAAAGATCGCCTGGACTCCGAGGACAATCAGATTAAAAAGGATCTTCAAAGTCGGTCATTAAACGTTTTGAATTACTTGATCCCTGGCGAAGCAGACGCAAGTCTTTATATCCAGCGGGCTTTAGACGATGCGTACGATTTAGGCGGCGCTCAAGTGTATGTTCCGGCCAGACCTACGCCTTATGTGCTAAAAAAGACGCTACTCATTAAGTCGAATACACGTCTTACTTTAAACAGTAACGCGGTGTTTGATCGGCAGCACGCGGACGACTTTATCGTAAACTTCGAAAAGGAAAAAGGAAATCCGAGATTAACGAAATATAACGGCTACTCAAATATCGTTATTGAAGGCGGAACGTGGCGGTCGAATGGGGACGTCTTCAAAAGCGGCCAGGCGATCCTGATCGCGCACGCAAAGAACATTGTCATCCGGGACCTTACGGTATATGACGTATGTGGCGGTCATGCCGTTGAATTTAACGGTATTGATACGGGATTGATTGATAACGTTAAGGCGTTCGGATTCGAGGGCGCCGAATATCGCGGAGCTTTTCAGATCGACCTCGATAAAAACGGCAATCCGCCTACGCTAGGCACATACGGCAGCTTCGACGGCACTCCGTGTAGGAACATCACGGTTCAGAACTGCGAAGTCGGTCCGTCCTCAAAAATGGCGTCGTGGGGGCGCGCAGTTGAATCGCACAGTTCATTCATCGGCGTATCGCACGAAAATATACGTATTGTTAACAATAAAATCCGAGGGACAATTAACGCTGCAATTCGTGCTTATGCGTGGAATAACGTCTACATTGCCGGTAATGAGATTACGAACTGTGGATCCGGAATCATCGTCAACCCTCCGTTAGTCGGCAAGCCTGAGGATACGGTTACGGTCGACGGCACACAAACGAACGCATCACAAGAGCAGTCTGACGTGATCATCGAGAACAATACAATCGATACGCTAACGCTCTCGGATGACCTGCTCGGAGGAATCGCGATATGGGGGCAAGGTAGGGGCGGAACTATCCTAAACGTTGTGATTAGCAAAAACACAATAAAAAATACGCCAAGTAACGCAAATGCTATCTATGTCAAAGAGGCAAAATTCGTCAAAGTTGACGCTAACCAAATTGAAAACTCCGGCCATAATGGGATTTCTTTGGCTACCGCAAAGTGTACAACGATCGCTAGGAACCAACTGACGGACATTGCGATTACGGGAATATACGTCGGAGCGTCTGGCGCAAGCAGTGACACTCTTCAGATCATTGGGAATACGGTGACAGGGGCAGGCGGTCACGGAATCCACCTTGACGACTCAACAAAGCGGTCGCAAGTCCATGACAATACGGTCGTTAACGTCGGGCTAGCTGAGCTCGATCGCTATAACGGACTCTACGTAACGAACGCCTCAAAGAACGTTACGCTACGAAATAACAACATTTATTCTACCGAGAAGCGGTTGATTGCGGGGGTATTTGTGACAGTCTCTAACAGTGACATCGTTATTTCAGGCGCTTACGTTCCGAACCCTGAATTTTATTACCAAGAGCCGGTCGTTAATCAAACGGTATAACCCGGGAAGGAGGATACGATGATCTATAAAAATACTGATGTACATCTCGATATAAACTCCCAGATCAAGCGAAGTATTTCCGCGAACATTCAATTCAGTACGCAGGATATCGATACGGCAAAGTTAACGTTCAGTCTTACGAAAGATGGGGCGCCCCTACCGATTAGTCAAGCGACTCACGGAAAGCTGTTCATGAGGTTTGCGGACGGAAGCAAGTTCTATGTGAATACGGAAGTTCAAGACGCGCTAGAGGGCGTTATTTTTTATGTCTTGACGCCGGATCAGGTAACGCATTACGGAACGGTCCAGGCTGAACTCTACGTTAACTATAATAACGGACAGTCTCTCAGCGTACACAAATTCTCGTTTGAAATCGATCGGGCTCTCGTCGATCAGGACATCGCGCCGATAGCTGAGTATTACGTACAAGATTTCGAATCGCTAAAGGCCGTCATTCAAGAGATGGCGGACGATGCCGAACATATCCTGACCGAATTGCAAGCGAAGTTTGAGACGCTCGATAATATCGAAACGAAAGAAGGAGCGCAGGAAAAGGCGGATGCTGCCGAGGCCGGGGCGAAAGCCTACACCGACGAACACGCCGCGAAATCAGACAATCCGCATAAGGTAACGAAAGCACAGGTCGGTCTGTCGAACGTTGATAACGTTAAGCAAGCTGCGAAGACGGATTTAGACAATCACGTCGTAGATACCGATAACCCTCACGCAGTAACGAAGGAACAAGTCGGATTATCGAATGTGGACAACGTGAAGCAGGCGTCGAAATCGGAATTTGATACGCATTCGGCAGATAATGTACGCCATATCACTGCGGCTGAACGTACGAAATGGAATGCGGGTCAGCTGGTTAAGGCGACGAATGATGACGGCAGTGCGTTCGTTTCGGTAGGAAATGCCGATGATTTTTATACTAAAATTACGCAAGCCGGGAAACGGTTCGGAACTTTCTACTCGACAGGCAGCGCGGCCAACGCTCCGAGTACGAATCCTACACGGGGATTTTTCCATATGACAGCGGTTGATAGCAACGGCGTCGGGACGGTGGGCTATGTGGTGGCTGTTGATCAGCAGAACAAGATGTATTCAAACTATTTAGATTCGAGCCAAGGGTGGAAAGGTTGGAATCGAATCCTCACAAATGCGGATGCTGCTGTTAGTTGGCAAACACCGACTTTACTCAATGGGTGGCGGCAATATGACGAAACGCAAAAGATTCGGTTCAGCAAAAACGCTTTGGGAGAGGTGGAAATCGCTGGGGCTATAAAAGGGGGAACCCTCGGCTTTGAAGTTTCGGCGTTTCAGCTTCCGGAGGGATTCCGGCCATTGCAGCCGTCACATTTCATAGGCGTAGCTTCGAGCGCAGGGATGGGGTCTGCGCCACAGTTTCACAGAACCTTGGTAGATACAGACGGAAAGGTTTGTGTTCAATATTGTTCAAACACTGCTAACCCTAATGAATTTATAAGTTTCGGTTTTAAATTTAGAACGACGTAAGGAGGAGCGCAAATGAAATGGATTTACAAATACGATGAAAATTTTATCTATCTTCCAGGAGAAGAAAGGGAAATTGCGGATGGAGAGGCTCTTCCTGAATTCTACACTGATGTAAAACCTCCTGATGGACTTTATTTGCCTAAGTACAGTACAACAAAAAATAAATGGGTTGAATCGGCAACTCAGGAATATATCGATGGATTACAGCCGCCACCGCCCGAACCTAGTGAAGTAGAGGTTCTACAGAAACAGGTCGCGGATCTATACTATTTAATCGCGTTAGGAGGAGCGTAAATGGCAATCGATTGGTTTACGTATATTAAAGGATTTTACGAAAAGGGGCTTTGGACGAAAAAGCAAGTCCATGACGTTGTGGCTGCCGGACGGATCACGCCGGAACAATACGAGGAAATTACCGGAGATCCTTACGATCCTGATTCGCCACCAAGCGAAGACGAGAACGTAACTAATAGCGAACAGGAGGCGTAGTCATTGGGCGAACTCGACGTAATCAAATATTTTTTAACGCAGGGGCCGTTCGCGGTCCTTTTTACGTGGCTGCTGATTTACGTAATGAAATCGAATCGTGAACGTGAGTCGCGGCTACAGGATCTACTCGATAAATTCAGCGATAAATACGACGTCATTATCGACAAGCTCGATAGACTCGAAGAGAAGTTTCGCGGAAGAGAATAGCGCGCCCGTTCGGTGAGAGTCCGGCGGGCTTTTTATATACGCAAAATTAACGAAAAGGGAGACGATTAAATGAAGAAAGTTTGGCTCGACGCAGGACATGGTGGAAAAGATCCGGGAGCAACCGCAAATGGTCTGAAAGAAAAGGATCTTGTCTTGAGCATGGTTAAATATGCGAAATCCTATTTAGAGGCGAACTATAAAGGTGTAGAGGTCAAGCTAACTCGTTCAACAGACGTCTTTTACGAGTTATCAGAACGCGCAAATATGGCGAATAAGTATGGCGCCGACGTATTCGTTTCTTTTCACATTAATGCGGGCGGCGGTACAGGATTCGAAACATATCGTTATCCCGGGACGGCGGGAAACACACTTAAATTACAGCAGTCTCTTCATAACGAAATCTTTGCGACTATGAAAAAATACGGTAAAACCGCCGACAGGGGATTAAAACAGGCGAATCTCGCAGTTGTTCGTGAAACTCGTATGCCGGCAGTTCTCACCGAAAACCTGTTCATCGACCGCAAAGAGGACGTGGCACAGCTCAAAGATTCCGGATTCGTAAAAGCAGTCGGCGAAGCTCATGCGCGCGGTATTGCGAAATATCTCGGCCTTTCCGGAGGCTCAACGAAGCAACCGGCAGCAGCTGCTCCGAAAAAGGAAACGTCAAATCAATCCGGCTCTTCTAAAAAGACGTTCACGCTACCGGGCGGAATTCTTAAAGTGACGAGTCCGCTGACGAAAGGGACGAAGGTAACGCAGGTTCAGACCGCACTTGCTGCCGTTTACTTCTATCCGGACAAAGGCGCAAAGAATAACGGAATCGACGGTTATTACGGTCCGAAGACGGCAAACGCAGTCAAACGATTCCAGTCGATGCACGGATTGAGCCAGGACGGAATTTACGGACCGAAAACGAAAGCGAAACTTGCAGCGGCGTTGAAAAAAGACGGCTATTCCGTAAACTAATCGAAAAGGGAGACGATATTATGAACGTAAAGACAATCGAAAATATTAGCGCGGGCACAGTCGCCCGTTTCGTACTACTTGCGCTGGCACTCGTTAACCAGACGCTTACGATGACGGGGCACAGCCCGATTCCGGTCGATGAGGAAGGCGTGCAGCAATTTATTTCGCTCGCGTTCATGGGCGTAACTTCGCTGTGGGCGTACTGGAAAAATAACGACGTGACGAAGAAAGCGCGGACAAAAGGCGAATAGAAACGGAACTTTTGGCGGGCGCCTGCGTATTATTGCGTAGGTGCTCGTATACATAAAATACCGGTGACAAATTGATACATATATCGTATTATTATCCTAACTTGGGAGGGGTGGCTTTATGCGGAAATTTATCGTTTTACTGGTATGCGCAATACCATTAGTTCTGACTGCATGTAGTTCGTCAACTAAATCGAGCTCAAATGAGGGAGAGAAAACAAAAGCGGAAACTGAGCAAGTGAGTTTTCAGAAGGACGAGCCGAAGTGGGATGTTCAATACGATCCTGAAGAGGATTATGATTATAACGGCTTGAATGTTGTGCTTGAAGAAGTAGCTTTTTCAACTTACGAAGGCACACCACAGATGGGAATTAAAGTGAAATTTGAAAATAAAGGACATAGCAGCTTTGAGGTTTACCCGGGGCAGGCGGATATAAAACTCGATTCCGGAGAGGAATTGTCTGTAACAGATATATCATTTACCAAAGAAGAAGGCTCCCACGAGATTAAAGGAAAGGGCGACACCTTTTCGGCAACCTACGCTTGGAACCTCAGTTATTCGGAAATTCCTGATATTAAAGAGGTCGAAATATCTTGGGATAACTACCAAGTAGCCGGAGAAAAAGTATTAGACCGCAACAAGTTCCAGAGAGTTTATCACTTGGAAGACTAAACGCCCCAACTTAATAGGTTGGGGCTTTTTTTTGTTTATGCAAACCTAGGATCCCAACTTAGTCACGAACCTCGAATAATTCATTCATATCAGTAATCCCCAAACCCTTCGCAACCTTTGCAATATGTTCCCGGTTAATAGTGCTGCGTTGATTTGCGCAGAGTTCTGATATTACATTATGCCTCACGCCAATTTCTTCGGCGAACTTCGTCTTCTTTATTCCTCGCTTGTCCAATATTTCCTCAAGTTTTATGTATAGGCGCATTTTATCCACCTCTAAACATTTGATGATTA